CGGCTGATACTCAATTGGGTAGCCCGTTTGTTACTCTGACAGCCACGGCGTCAAATATTGATGACTTTGACGTCGTTTATATTCAGGCGCCTATCAGCGTCGGCGGCCTGGTTTTGTTCGGTCTTTACCCGACCATCTTCGTGGATGGAACGGATAACTTCCAGGTTGTGGCAAAAGACATTGCTGGCTCCGATATACTGGCGACGTCAACAGTTACGAACGGCGGCGCTGTCCCTAATTACTCCGTGACATCAGGTCAGTCTTTGGTGACTGTTACCTTAAATAATCATGGTTTTATTGTAGGAGATGTGTATACGGCTGTTATCTCCACCACAGTTGGCGGCGTAACGATTTATGGCAACTATGCTGTAACAAGCCTTATCTCCAATAATCAGTTTCAAATAAACGCGGCCAATGAAGCGACGTCTACAACGTCGGCTTTTATGAATAGCGGCAATGCTCGATATCTGTTCTACAAGCTCCCCGGGAATCTTCCCGCAGCTATCGGCTATGCAATTAATACATATGGCGACGGCGGCTACGGCACGGGCGTTGTCCCTTCCAGCGTAAATGAGGGAAACCCGATTCAATCTATTGATTGGACGATAGACAATTGGGGTCAGGTTCTCATTTCATGCCCTGTTGGCGGCCCAATATTCACGTGGGATCCGACGACCGGCGCCGTTCAGTCGGGCATTATCGCGAATGGACCGCCTGTGAACGACGGCATGTTTGTCGCCATGCCGCAGCGGCAGATTATCGCTTGGGGGTCTACGTTTAACGGCATACAGGACCAGCTTCTTATCCGCTGGTGCGATGTTGACAACTACGACGAGTGGACAGCTTCTATCACAAATCAGGCTGGATCCTACCGCCTGCCAAAGGGCTCCAGAATAGTTGGGTGCATTCAGGGTCCACAGCAGGGCCTTGTCTGGACTGACCTGGGCGTCTGGGCCATGCAATATGTTGGACCGCCCTACGTCTATCAATTCAACGAAATCGGCAATGGTTGCGGATTAATCGCCAGAAAAGCCGCAACTTCCATGAATGGCGTCATTTACTGGATGGGCCAGAGCCAGTTCTATCGGCTGGCCGGTTCTGGCGTTGAAATCATCCAGTGCCCTGTTTGGGACGTCATCTTTCAGGAACTGGACGAGACGAATCTTGACAATATTCGCGTCGCCGCCAACTCGCGGTTCGGGGAGATATCCTGGTATTTCCCGACAATCAGCGGGAACGGCGAGCCGACGATGTATGTGAAATACAATGTCGCGCTTAATCAGTGGGACTTTGGAATGCTGACGAGGACGGCATGGATAAATCAGTCCGTTCTTGGGCCGCCGATTGGCGCCGGCCCGACGATCTCTGCAGACGAAGAAAACTTCATCTATCAGCACGAAACTTCAACTGATGCTGATGGCGAACCGATGGTTTCCAGCTTCCAAACTGGATATTTCTCAATGGACGAGGGCGAATACAAGGTCTTTGTTGACCAGGTATGGCCCGACATGAAGTGGGGATATTATGGCGGCTCGGAAGACGCCGATCTTAATCTCACTTTCTTTGTCGCTGACTATCCGACGCAGACGCCGATTGCCTACGGGCCATTTGCGATCAATTCGCAAACCCAATATGTGACGCCAAGATTCCGTGGTAGGCTTATGTCCATAAAGATGGAGAGCGCCGATATCGGATCTTTCTGGCGTATTGGCGCCACGCGCTATCGCATCCAACGAGACGGGAAATTCTAATTGGCCACGCTCGATGACATCCTGACAACGCAGAAAAACGGCGTCGTTGCTATCAATGCGCTGACGGATAGCATTACGATATTCAGGAAGCGAATTACTGGTCAGTTCCGGTCTTTGACTGTCAATTCGCGGACAGAAGTTGCGCGCGGTCCCGGCATTCTGATTGCCTATACGGTAACGGTCGCCGGCGCCGCCGGGTGGATTTACGATTCAATCCTGCCTATCACCACGTCTCTTCAGGGCGGCGTTCCGGCGCCCGGCAGCGTGACTATTTCCTTCCGGCCAAATTACACAATTGCGGTCGGGGATACGATCATTGTCGCCAATACGATATGCGATAACGGCGGCGCTCCTTTGGGCTACAACGGAACGTTTGTGGCTACAGCGGCGACGGCAAGCAGCTTTACTTATGCGAGCGCTCAAACTGGCAACCAGACGCAAGCCGGAACGGTGTTTAATCAAAGAGCGCAGGACAGAATAACGGCGACTGTTGCGACCGTTTCAACAGTGCCGATTGGCGCCCCGTTCACGACCGGCCTTGTCGTTGAGCCGGGCGCAGGGCAATCCCTTAACGTCATCTACTCTCTGGATTAAAACCATGCCGCTTAAAATGGGAAAGTCGCAGGAGACAATTTCGGAGAATATTTCCGAAATGGTTCGCTCGGGCCATCCGCAGAATCAGGCGGTAGCTGCGGCTCTTTCAAATGCGCGGCGGTCTCGGGCTGAAGGAGGCGATTTGCCTGATGCGCCCAAGAAAGACAAGGTCCACGTCGGGCCAATACACAGCAACGTTTCTGGACGAACTGATCATCTCCCTATTCATGTCCCTTCTGGTTGCTACGTTATTCCGGCTGATATTGTCTCATCTCTTGGCGAAGGCAATACGATGGCTGGCTTCCGAGCGCTGAACAAGGTTTTCGGGCGCCAAACATATGGCGGCGGCGACGCAACAGAAATCGTAGCAGCCGGCGGTGAATATATCGTCACGCCAGAGGCGCTGCAGGATGTGTTTGGCGATATGGACGTCGCCCATAATGAAATGGACCGATTTGTGAAGCTGGCGAGAAAACAGCTTATCAATACGCTTAAATCGTTACCTGGGCCACGCAAAGATTAGGAAGGGTCTTGCGATGAACAAAGAGGTTGAAGTCAGAATAGGAACGCCGGATGATATTCACGCCGTAATGCAGCTTGCCATTCTGGCGTGCAAGGAAAACGGCATTTCAATCCCAAATACAGAAAAGCTTCTTGCCGACGTCTGGGCTGGGCTGACACAGGATTTTGGCGTTATGGGCCTGATTGGAGCGCCCGGACAAGCTCTGGAAGGGCTGGTTTTGCTCAGGATCGGAACCTTGTGGTATAGTGACGACCCAATAATAGAAGAAAAGTGCGTTTTTGTTCATCCAGACTTTCGCAGCGCCAAAGGCGGGAGGGCCCGCAAGCTGTGCGAGTTCAGCAAAAAGGTTGCGGATGAGCTTTCCATGCCTCTTGTCATTGGCGTTGTCTCTAACACCCGGACGAGAAGTAAGGTAAAGATGTATGAGCGGCTATTTGGCCAGCCCGCCGGCGCATACTTCCTCTACGGCGGAAAAACCGGCGAATGGCACCAAGAGGCGGCGGAATAATGAACCGCAAACTGACTGCGATGTGGAGCTTATAAATGGGTAGCAAGACTTCAACGGCTCCTATTAATCCGTTCATGCCGCAGTCGGTGCAATCTGTTCAGATTCCGCCAGAAGTCAGGGCCGCCTACCAGAAGGCGATTGGCCGCGCAGAGCAAGTCTCGCAGACGCCGTTTCAGCGATATTCTGAAAGCCCGGAAGCCTTTGTCGCCCCGTTGACGGGGACGCAGCGGCTTGCAACTCAAAACATCATGCAGCAACAGCGGGCGGCGCAGCCTCTTTATCAGGCTGGCGCGGCGCTCACTGGTCGGGCAGGACTTACAGCGGCCCCTGACATTGTCGGGCAGTATATCTCTCCCTACACGCAGGCTGTCGCGGAGCCCACGATGGCGCTCTTGCGCCAGCAGCAGGGCCAGCAGCTTGCGCAGCAGCAGGCGGAAGCCATTCGTGGCGGGGCCTTTGGCGGCGAGCGCGCGGGTTTGCAGCGTCAGCTTCTCCGCGGCCAGCAGGGGCTCGCGGCCGGCAAGACAATGGGCGACATTATGCAGGCCGGCTATGCGCCTGCTATGCAAGCGGCACAGGCTGATCTTGCCCGGCAGCTTCAGGCTGGCGCTCAGTTTGGGAATTTAGGCGCGGGCGCCCAGCAGGCGGGGCTTCAGGCGGCGCAGGCGCTCATGGGCGCTGGCACTGTTGAGCAGCAGACCCAGCAGGCCGGCCTTCAGTCGCTCTACAATCAGTTCTTGCAGGAGCGCGCCTATCCCTTCCAGACGTCGCAGTTCTACACTGGCGCCGTTACGGGAGCGGGCCCGCTGTTCGGCTCCACGCAATACAATTGGCAGCAGCCACAATATCAGCCCTTCTTCTCCGACAAGCGCCTCAAGGAGGGGCTGGGAGCGGCATACGCGCGTGGCGGCGAGCCGGAGCGTGTAGGGCAGCTTGATAGCGGCGAAGGCGTCTACAGCTACCGCCTGACGGATCCTCGCACGGGTCAAATGGGGCCGGCGCAAATCGGTCTCATGTCAGACGAAGTGCGGCGCGATGCGGTCGCCCGCGACCCGCAGACAGGCTATGACGTCGTTGACTATGACCGGGCGACCGAGAACGCCCGCATGGGCGGCGCCGTAATCGACCTTGAGCATGGGAAGGATTATTACCGCGGCGGCTATTCGGCTGGCGGCTATGCCGATGGCGGCCTTGCGCCCGGAGAAATGGCGGCGTTGGCCGAAGCGCAGCGCAAAATGTATAGCGGGCTGGGCGGCGCGGCGCCCGGGCTGTATGGGCAGGAAGCCGGCGCCATGCCCGGCGGCGGCGCTCGCGGCTATGTCCCGTCTACGGCTATTCAGCCGGGCCGCATGGTGACGCCCGGGCCGGCTCCGGCTCCCCAGCGGGCCCCCGAGACGACCGGCCTTGGCGAAATCATGTCAACCGGCGAGAAACTCGTCGGCTATGGCGAGAAGCTGGGACAGGCAAAGGATTTCCTTGGCGGCACGAAAGACAAGCCCGGCGCGCTTGCGAGCCTGAAGGGACTTCTTGGCTACGCCGACGGCGGGTCTCCGGACTACTTCCCGGAAGAGGTTCTAAAGGCTCAAAAACCGGCTGAGCTTGATAAGCCGGAAGAGGAGCGCTCGTCGGCTGGCGGCCCGCAACAAAGCGGGCTTGGGCAAGCCATCGGCATGGGCAGAGATATCGCTTCTCTTGCTTCGACCGCCGCGACTGCCGCAAAAGCTATTCCGGGCATTTTGGCGATGTTCTCCGACCGTCGCCTGAAGCAGGGGCTTGGCTACGCCGATGGCGGCTCCAGGGCTGGGGAAGAAGGCGACGAAACGTGGAGCCGCATGATTCGGCGCGAGTCTCGCGGCCGTCAATTTGATGAAAGAGGCGAGCCTCTTACGTCGCCCAAAGGCGCCGTAGGGATTGCTCAGGTTATGCCGGGAACAGCCCCGGAGGCGGCGCGGCTCGCCGGCGTTGAGTTTGACCCGGTGAGATATCGCCGGGATCCCGATTATAATGAAGCGCTCGGCAAGGCTTATTACAACAAACAGCTTTCTGATTTTGGCCGCAACGATCTTGCCGCGGCCGCCTACAATGCGGGCCCCGGCGCTGTTCGCCGCGCGCTTGCCCGCGCTGAGGCGACGGGGCGCGATTACCTGAATTATCTGCCCGAAGAGACGCAAAAATATGTCTCCAACGTTATAGGCGGCAAGGAAGTTGATCTGTCAAAGCTTCCGGCGAGCGCCCGCTCGTTCCGCGCATCATCTGAAGGCGTCGGCCCTGCGCGCGAAGTCCTGAGCCGCGCGTCTGTCGCGCCGAAGGACCGCAGCTTTATGGAAGAGATTTCAGAGCGCCCGGAGCGCCTGATTATCCCGGCGCTGACTGGGCTTGGCGCGATGGCGTCGTCTCCCAGCCGCTTCCTCGGGTCCGCCATCCTGCAGGGCGTTGGCGCTGGCGCCAAAAGCTATCTTGATATGGGCACGACGCTTGAGGAGCAGGAGAAGCTGCGCGCTGAGCAGGAACTTCTGCGCTCGCAGGGCCTTCTTACGCGCGAAGAGGCGGGGAAGGTGCCGGCAGAGACGTTCCGCGTCTTGCAGGAAGCCCGCGATCTTGGCTTCAAGAACTTCGGCAGCGCCGAAAATCCGAACTGGTTTGTTCAGCTTTCGGATGGCAGCATGAAGCCGCTTTACGAATGGATGGAGAGCGGCGAGCCGCTTGCCGGCGGGTCTGCTGCGGCGGAACTTGCCCGTCAACTGCACCGCGGTCTTTCAACGACCGGCTCAACCGTCTCTCCGGCCGCAAAGCAGCCGCCCGGGCCCGCAGGAACGCCTGTAGGAGCCGGCGCAGCGCCCGCTGCCGCTCCCGGAGCCGACAGTGTGCCGCAATTGCCTCCTGTGAAAACGACAGCCTCCCCGCCTTCGCCGACGCCGGCCCCGAAAGCCGCCGCCATCCCCGGCGTCGTTTTTGATGAAGGATCGGCAAAGACGGCCGCGGCGGAAACGCGCAATCTGCAGCGCAGCGCTGACCAGCCGCAAATTCGCGAATCGTCACGAGAATATATCCAGGGCGCCAATCGCGACGCCATGTCCGCCAATCAGCAGAAAATCTTCTACAACGAGATGGCGGACATTGTGGCCAAGGCCTCAAGCGGCAAGCTGCTTGCGGCGCCGGGCCCGGGGTATGAGTTTACTGCCGACGTAGTTGGCGCGCTTAACAGGGCTGTCCGCGCGATCCCGGGGCTTGATGTGGGCGAAAACTTCTTTGGCAACGCCAAAGAGTATAGCGACATCATGACCAAGCTGACGACGCTTCAGGCGCAGGCTGCGGCCAAGGGCGCCGACCAGAAAGCTGTTGGAGCGCTTATCGCCAACATGGAAGCGTTGCCCAGCCTGTCAAAGGAGCCGGGCGCAGCCGCTCAGGTTGCGGCGTCAAACATGGTCACAAATCAGAAAGCGATTGATCGCAAGCGCCATGCTGATGAGTATGGCAAGATTAGCCGCGGGCTGTATTCTGGCGCCATGACGGACTTTGAGGGCAAGAACGACGCGTCGAAGTATGCACAGGAGCAGAACGCCATCCGTTCAATGTTGCTTGATAAAGGGGACAAGGAAAAGAAGATTGCGCCCGGCGCAGTCGTCTTTGAAATGATGAAGCAGCGCAAGGTTGGCCCTGAACAAATCGACGAGTATTTTGAGCAGAGGTATAATATTCCGAAAGAGCGGCAGATGAGCCGCTACTTCCTGGGAGCCCGATAATGGCTAATCCTCTTCTCGATTATTCGTTTGAAGAAACGGTAGAGGAAAAGCCGGCCCGGCGCGAGCCTGCGCGTCGCGAGCCTGAGCGCGCTCCTCCGGCGTCCGGCAACCCGCTCTTTGAATACAAGTTTGAGGAGACGGGTTTCCCCGCTGAGCAATACCGAACGATGGGCGCCGGCGAAGTCGCCGGTCGTGCCTTCAAAGCTTTGCCGGAGAGCGCTGTCACGACTGCAAAGTCAATGATTGAGCCATTCTACCCGGAGAACATCCCGCAAACGGCGGTAAATCTCGGACAGCTTGGCTACGGCGCCGCATCCAAAGCGCTAGGCGCTCTTGGGTACGAAGAGGCGCCGGAGAAGAAGGCGCAGGACGAGGCGGTTCTTGACGCTGTAATTGGTCATTACCGAGAGAAATACGGCTCCACGGAAGGCTTCAAGAAAGCGTTCGCGGAAGATCCTGTTGGTGTTCTTTCGGATATCGGCAGCGTCGCAACAGGCGCGGGGCGGTTGCCGGGACTTGCGGGCGCTGCGGGCCGCGGTATTGCCGCTGCGACGACGGCTCCTGTGACGGCGCCAATTGCTGCAGCCGGCAAGGTCGCCGGCGTTGTGCCTTCAATGGTCATGGGCGGCCTGCATACCGCGTCCGGGCTCTCTGGAGAGACCCTGCAAGCTGCGCGTCAATCAGGCCATACGCTTAATCCGGCATTTTGGGAGTCGGCGTCTGGCGTCGTTACGCCGGAGCAGGTCGTCAAAAATGTGCGCCAGACAATCAACGACGTCGTGAAGGAAAGAAGCGACAATTATCTTTCCGGAATGGCCGATATTCGCGCCAGAAATGACATTCTGCCCTTTAACTCTATTGATAATTCGCTTCTTGATTCGCGTCGGATGGCGTTCTCTGGCCCAGAGGGCATTGAGATGAACGCCAATGCTGCTGCGGCTCTTTACGACGCTACGAAGAAGGTAAATGAGTTCAAGCGTGCTGCTGCAGAAAATCCTTATTATCAGACGATGGAAGGGTTTGATGACCTGAAGCGCGCTCTTGATGACATCGGCACTCGTTATACCGACCCGAAGTCGAAAGAAATTATCAGCCAGGCGAGGAACGCGGTTAAGGGCACTATTGCGGATAAAGACCCGCGATATGCTACCATCATGGACGAATACGCGAACGCCAGCCAGGATATCCGCGAGTTTGAAAAAGAACTGATTGCTCGCAGCCGCGGCCAGACAACGGGGCGCGATCTTCGGTCCCTTCTTCGGGCTCAAAAGAACCCATACAAGAAGGAGCTTCTTGATGAGTTGGAAGCGCGCAATCCCGACATCGGCGCTCACATCGCTGGTCAGGAGCTTGCGCAGGCGCCGTCCCCGCGCCTGACGCAAACTCTTGTCGGCGGCCTTATGGCTGGCGTCGGCGCGAAGGCGCTGCCGGCGCTTGCGATGACCGTCCCGTCCATCGCGGCAAGAACGGCCTACGGCCTTGGGCGTGTTGAGCGGCCGTTCATGCTCCCGGGGCAGATGTTTGAGCGTCTGGCCCCGACCGAGCTTCGTGCGCCGATGCCGTCAAAGTCTGAGCTTTCAATCCCAGCTGTTGTCGCAGGGCAGACAAACCTGCAGCAGCCTGTTGAAGGCGCCGTGTCATTCATGCCGGAAGAGGAGCGCATGCAGCGCGCCAGCGGCGGCCGCGTCGGCATGACGGCGGAGAAGCTTTTGGGAAACCTGATGCGCGCACATAAGGCGTCGCAAGAAGAAACGAAGCCGCTGCTTGAGCAGCCAGACGAAGCCGTCGCAAAAGCTCTTGCTGTCGCCAACGAAAACATTTGAGGTAATCAATGACTGCCAAGACAGGACTTTCCCAACCCGCGATTGGCGCTGCTGGCGGCGCCGGCGGCTGGGGCACGACGCTGAACAACAACTTCGGCATTCTGGATAGCGCTCTTGGCGGAAACTACAATGCCAGCCTCGCGGCCGGCAACGTCACGCTTACGGCGTCTCAGGCTCAGAACGCTATAATTGTCGCTTCCGGCCTGACAACAACAAGGGCGCTCGCCGTCGGCGCCGGCGTTGTCGGAACGTGGGCCATCTACAACAACAGTTCTTTCACGCTCAACGTTTATGCGCCGGCGTTTTCTGGCGCGTTCGTGTCCATTCTGGCAGGCAGGACGGCGCTCGTATTCAGCCCTGATGGGGCGAATATGTATGAGGCTCCGAACAATTATGTTTTGCGCACGGGAGACACGATGACAGGCGCGCTGGCGCTCCCGTCAAATGGCTTGAACGTGGGGTCGGGGCAGCTTCAGGTCTCCGGCGGCAATGTCTTCTCCAGCGGATCGTTTCAGGCCAATGCCAACGTCACGGCTCTTTCTGATGAGCGCGTGAAAGAGGACGTTGAGACGATTGAAGACGCTCTTGATAAAGTTCTCGCCATGCGCGGCGTGCGCTATCGCAGAACGGATATCGGGGAGACCCAAGTCGGCGTTATCTCTCAGGAAGTGCAGAAAATTGTTCCCGAAGCCGTTGTTGAAAGCGACGACGGCATGCTGCATGTCGCATACGGGAACCTTGTCGGCGTCCTGATTAACGCTATCAAGGAGCTTGAGGAACGCGTCCGTCAGCTAGAGGGTTAATATGCCGACATATCTTCCCGACAGCGGGTCAATCAACATCAATGGCGGAGATTCGCGCGCCATCAATAATATCTTTGGGCCTGCCAATGGCGTCCCCGCGCAAGGGAATAACCTTTTGGCCTATGTCGGCGTGCGTTGGTATAAGGCCGACGCCTCAACGGGCGTTTTTACGGCGCCGGTAACGATCCCGGGCGATTTCTATGGGAAGGGCCCAATCAGCCCCGTCACAGGTGGTAGCTATAGCCTTTCCGCACCAACAGGCGGCTCGTCGTCTGCGCCGTTCACAGTTCCGCTCTATAGCGTCATGACGGTGACGCTGCGCGCCGGCGGTGGCGGCGGGGGCGGGGGCGATGGCAACAACAGATTGGGAAGCCCAGGGTCTCCCGGTAACACCAGTTCCTTTGCCGGCGGATCCTATGGCTCGCCTGCTTTTGGCGGGACGGGCGGCGGCGGCGGCGACGCTGCATTGGGCCCCGCTCCTTCTGGCGCAAACTCAGACGGAAATCCGACAGGAGGCGCCGGGTCTCCAAACTCAACGTCAGGGTTCGGAGCCGGCCAGCCCGGCGGCGCCGGCGGCCGTTCGGTTCTGACGCTCTATAATCCTGTGCCCGGCAACCCTCCTCCCTACGGCCCTCCGGCAGGCGCCACAGTTACCGTGACGGCAGGCGGCGGCGGTCCTGGCGGCGGCGGCGGCCAAGGCATTGCGCCGTGGCCCTGGTTTCCCGGGTTCATAACGACGGAATCCGGCCCCGGCGGCAACGGCGGCAACGGCAGCGTCTTTATACAGTGGTCCTAATTCTTCCGGACGGGGACGTAGCAAACGCTGTAGTGCTCCTTGCAGTAGGAACACCTAACCATCTTCTCGCCGCAGTATCTTATCGGCTTGTCCGGCTCCGAGATAATGAAGCGGCAAGAGGAGCTTGTCAGGCGCAGCATCGTTACGCCCTTCTCTTTTGATCGCAGCCTTACTGTGCTCATATCAATATAACCCTTGTTGATCTATTTTCTGACCGTGTAGCAGCGGATATGAAGAGGATCCACCTGCTCGCAGTTAACGGGGCTCTTCCGTTTTCCGCTGTTGTAGAATCCGCTTCCTTCTATGCTGTCTGTTGAGCAGCCAACGAGAAGAATGCAAGCCGCAACCAGCATGATCTTTTTCATATCAATCCCTTTCTGCATCATTTGAATGGCTTGCCTGTTATCCATCCGACAAGGCTGTTGCGGACGCCACGCGTGACAGGCGTCACTCTGTGCAGGGTATAGCTCGGGAAGGCGATAAGCGTTCCCAGGTCTCGCTTGACGTTCCGCGGCTTGCTCTCCCCGGACGTCAGGATCTGAAAGTCTCCACCTTCATAATCTTCTGAATTGGACATCTGCACGACGATTGAAAGCTTGCGAATTTGCGCCCCAAAAGCCTTGTCTATGTGCGCGTCATACTTCCCGTGCGGCGCCACATATTGAGTGAACTGAAGGTTTTCCATGAAACCAAAAATATCAAATTGAAAATATCTATTATTAAGCTCGGTTACATAGGCGCCAAGCTTTTCGTAAAACCATTTAATGTCATCCGGTGACAAAAACGCAATGCCTGAATTTCTTATGTCTACGTGGCTTTCTATATCTCCGCCGGAGAATATTGCCCCCTGCATAGGCGTATACTCTTTTGCAATTCTTGTAACTTCGGCGCATTCTTCTGGCGTAAAGGCGTTGTCCCAAAATGCATAATCTTCAACATAATCGTTATGCAGAGACCATGACGGATTCTTCTGCGTCGGCTTGATTATCTTATCCGTCATTTTCTTGCGCCTGATTTTTAAATCTCTTCAATACGGAAATATCTTCCCTCGGATAGATGGGCTCGCCTTCGCCCTTCCATTTATACATGCTGGCGTAGCAGGCATGTGGATAGCCAAGATCGGTCTCAAACTCCCAACCTAGCTCTTCAAACTGTTTCTGCCGGCTGTGCGGCACGTAGCAAAATATCTGCTCGGTCATCCTGTCGCCTCAAAACTTGCGCCCCACCATGAGGCAGGGCGCAAATTATATATCATTTATCGCTTTTTGAGGGGCGAGAAGGCGGATTGGCTTTGATTGGCGAAACATTTGACGGCTCGTCGTCGTCCTCTGCATCCTCAATCTGCATCAGTGCCTTTTCAACCGCAGAAATTGCTGCGCTCGGGATGGACTGCTTTGAAGAAACAAGCGGGTAAGCCTCGGCGCCTGTGCTCAAGGCATCAATATTGTCCATACGCTTCAGAACGAGATAGATCGCATTCTGCAGCCGGCTGTCAGCGTCGGTCCATTGCCCGCTATCGCGGGAATGCGCGACGCGCATCTCGCGAACGGCGTTGATAGAGACAGACCGGGCGCGGTGATCCAGCGCGTCCGCAGACATTATTGATTGCTCACCCGTCATAGCTGCCATGATATTTGTCATTCTTGTCATCCTTCTTTGACTTCAATTTCGTTTGTTTGCTGAACCCAAAATTTCGATTTCTATTGGCTGTGGCCTGCTCCTTTCGCATGTCGATATAAACAAATAACGCTATGATTGACGCCGTACTCGCAATTGTCAGGAAGAAAACAATCGCGACCATTTCTATCATTTTTTGTCCTCCCTGAACTGCTTCATGAAAGCAATATAGTTTATAGCGTCGTCATAGCTATCTGCGTAACATGGGTCTTCTTGTATTCTGCCAACCTTGGTGGCGAACAGAAAAACAGCTACTTCGTATCTCGTTATGTGCCGACCAAGAATAACGCTCGCAACATCGGCGATTCGACCGAAATTAATAGACGCTTCGCCGTATACTATCTTTCTTGACGCAAGAAGCTCTGCGGCATGCTCAAGAGTTTTGATTGCTTCATCGCTCATTTAGTGCGCCTCTGTGAGTCAGAACCTTGATCTTGCCGATATATCTATAGTTCAGCGCAACATGGCCCCGGCTATAATAATCAGCGTCAGTGCGAGGATCTTTGTAGAACTCTTCAACAACAACAAACTCATTTGATGACAAAGCCTCCACGAAATCGTCCAGACTCTTCGAATCATGTTCAACAGTCATTTGATGAACGAGATTGTTTGAGTAGCTCGGCATGTTCATCGTAATGAGAAAACGCATATCCATTCCTTGTGATGGCGGGGAGGCCGGGCGCTACTCCGGCTGTTGCATTCGAACGGGACTGCAAGGCGCGTCCCGCTTCTCCCCTTCTGTTATCGGCTATCAGCCGAAATCGTCTTCATCGGCGGGCGCAGAAACCTTCGTGGAGCCCGTGGAGGGCGCCGACGAGGAGACAGCAGCCTGCGCAGGCTCAGAGGAGACCGACGAACCACGCGCCGTATAAACAAGATCGTCAGGGCGCTTGACCCACGAGACAATCTTGAAATCCGGGACGTAGTTCGTCGACTTCTTCTGCCCTTCCCCAGAAGTCTTTGCCGTGACGCCGGCAAGAGAGATAACCGGCAGCTTGCCCGGGTTCTCTTTCACGCCAGCCTCATATTCAACGTGAAGGCGCTTTGCCGCGTCAAGAAAGGCGCCGGCATTTGACGCAATCTCGCGGATATCACCGCCGCATTCTTTGCCAAGCTTGATCACAAACCGAACGCCGGGCTTGTAATCGCCCTTCGGGTCTGCAACCGGCTTGCGGTCATAGAAACGCGACATACGGAAATCCGGAGCCGTCCCGGCGGCGAACTTGATAAAGCCGACTTCGACATTCTCGAAATCAAAAACGGCCTTAAAGTTGTTTGTGATATCGGTCGGAATGCTTTCACCATTCTCGCGATCAACGCGAGAAATGCGGCCAGCACGGGCATCGTATTTCACGATTGGCAGGAAGTCCCCGCCGCCGCCAGCACCGACATTGTCGAACATGCCATCAAAACCAACCATGATTTTACCCTTCACTATGATGCGACGATCTAGCCCGCCGCTTGCTCTTGCCCCCTATCGGGCGAAGCCTGTTCGCGACATCAGCGAAGATCGGGGTGCATATCCCTGATTTGCTGAACGATTTCTTCCGGCGTTTCCTTCACCATGAAGTGGTCGTTTGAGTCGCTTGTATATATTGACGTGTAGGTTTCCTCGCGCTTGTAAAACGAGCAAACCTTGCGAGACTTGATAAATACCGGAGCGCCGCTCTTGTATAAGGTGAGAGACAGGTATCCAATGTCGCCGGTATATCCAATGCCGTCGGTCATACCTTCCATACCTCATATGCGGCCTGCCGCATGTCAGGATCATTGAAATAGAAGCTTTCAAGATCCGGCACAACGATTGACGCCAGTTCTTTCGGGTCGCTGCTGATAGACAGAAACTTCTGGATTGAGAGCGCGATATTCTCAAGAGATTTTACGTGATCCTGCACATTCTCCAGGCGATATGTCGCGCACTTCTTCGGCGTCACGTAGGTCAGCCTTGCGTCAAGGTCTCCCCCGCGCGCTGCAACGTAAAGCGCAACCTGACGGGCGTGCGAAATCTTGATTTGAGACGGCAGCGCATGCGTTGTTTTCAGGTCGTTCAAAATCTTGTGGTTCGCCCATTCAATGTCATAGAAACCGACAAGCGGCACATGCAATCCTTCGACCCGGTATTCAATCTTTCCCTGCGTTGAAGTCGGCGGGCCATACGGTCTAAGCTCATTGAGCCCAACCTTAACCATTTCACCAACAGCCGCACGCTCTTTCTCCCGGCGGGGGTCGTTGGACATGGCGGTGAGGCGCCAAAATTCTGCATCTGCGTGCCTGACGCATTCTTCCGTTGTCGCATTGGTCGTTAACCCTAAAACGACGCCCGCCTCCGTCGCCGTTCCGCGGTGCGCGGCCGGACCAACTTCGCCCTTTCGCTTCAATATCTTGTCAAGCACAAACGCAGCCGGGCTGGCGGCGTAGGTATTGCAGGAAGAGGGTGAAAGGTGCGCTATGCCGTAGCGTTCAAAGCAGTTCGTCAATGTAGCCTCAATGTCGATTCGATGGGTCAAACCTAACGAAGCCAAAAAATGGCGTCAAGGCTACCTTGGCCCCGTATTGACAAAAAAGGCGACTCACGTCTACGGTTTGCCCTTCGGCAAGCCCGAACCTTATTGATATGGAGATTGAAATGGCTAAGCAACGCACAAACAAGCGCGGGTTCGTGTTTGAAAACAAGATTGACCTTTCCAATTGGGTGTTCAATCGTCTTGATTTCAAAGCAGAGGACGCTTTCAGCGCATTCGAAGATAATATTGTAAAGACAATCGAAAAAGAACGCGAAAAACTTGAGCAAAAACTTGGTAGAACCGAGGAAAAGATCAAGAAGATTGCCTCTGAAGCCTTGCAGATAACATTTGAGAAGAGTGTAACTGTAGGTTTTTGGGAAGTTTACTCAAAGCCCGAGATGCTAAGCATCTATTTTGATGACTTTTCCCAAGACGGTTATGAAGTCAGCATTGACCTGAAAAAGGCAATAAGAGACTGCCTTTTGGACTTCTGCGACGATGATGGCTATGTCCGCAATGATGTAGAAGACGTCATGATAAAATTCGCCGATATGCTCAAAAATCTTGAGAACGAAGTTCGCACGGCAATTCGTCCGGCAGGAGAGAATTGATATGACGCAGAACACTTCTCACGCCGTTATGGCGCAGCGGCATGAGCCGTCGGATAGCCTTGATGACTTTCCGACGCCGCCATGGGCGACGCGGGCGCTGTGTCAGCATATTCTGATGATGAGCCCAAACCAAAAGATGTGGGACTGCTGGGAGCCAGCCTGCAATCGCGGGCATATGTCCAAAGTATTGAAAGAATACTTTGAGGAAGTCCACTCAACAGACATTCATCATTATGGATACGGCGGCGTATATGATTTCCTTCAATGCGCGCCTTATTCAAATTTCGCGTGGATCATAACAAATCCTCCGTTCAGGCTTGGCGCGGAATTTATAGAGCAGGCGCATCGGCACGCGAGACGTGGCGTTGCGATGCTTGTAAGAACGTCGTTTCTTGAGGGGGGCGACAGGTATAAGCGTTTATACAAAAACCAGCCACCATCAACAGTAGCGCAATTCGTTGAACGCGTTCCGATGATCAAGGGCCGTCTGGATAAAAAGGCTTCAACCGCCACCAGTTACTGCTGGTTGATATGGGACAAGCTTTCCCAATCAAAACACACCGACCTTGTCTGGATCCCGCCGTGTAGGAAGGTGCTGGAAAAGGAATCTGATTATGCGCAAACACCCTAAAAGCGGCAAAAACATATGGGGGCAAGAAGAAATTGCCGACCTCCTAAAAATGCGCAATGAAGGGAAGACATTAAATCAGATAGGAGAAAAATATGGCGTATCTGGCAGCACCATTTCTCTAATTATCAGAAGAGAAAAATATCGTTCAGAAAGGGCCGCCGCTGCGAGGCGAAGGCTAAAAAAGATTAAAAGATGGGGATTATATAACGAGCTTTATGGTGATGACTGCGAGTCATTCGTAAATAGCGAAGACCAAATAAAACCGTGGGATTACTATGAATAATGCAATGTGCTTCATGGGCGTTGACCCCGGCGTATCAGGCGCCATCGCTTTCTATTACCGGGATCACCCCGACTACATTGCGGTTTATGACGCGCCGTCAATCGGCAAGGAGATAAACTGCTCTGAACTGACGGCGCTCATAAAGCAGTATCGACCGGATTGCGCTATCATCGAATCTGTTCACGCCATGCCGCGGCAGGGCGTGTCCAGCAGCTTCAATTTCGGGATGGCTTACGGGATGGCGCGCGGCGTGATTGCTGCATGCGGCATCCCGCAGCATCTTGTGACGCCGACAAAATGGAAGAAGTTTTTCGCCCTTACGTCCGACAAGGAAACATCGCGCCGGCTGGCGATATTGACCTGGCCGGGCAGCGAACACTTCAACAGGAAGAAGGACGACGGGCGCGCGGAAGCCGCGCTTCTGGCCCTGTATGGCTCAAAGATCGGGATTTGATTGATATGCGAGGAGGCGCCGTAAGCGGCGGCAATATATGGCGAAGATTGAAGATTTGGGGGATAGGCTAAAGAAGCTTGTCCCAATGCTTGGCTCCGACCGTGACGGGGAAGTCGCAAACGCGGCGCGCGTGATCACGAAAATACTGAAAGAATCCGGGCTTGATTGGCATGATGTTACGAAAAAACTCTGCAGTTCTTCGCAATCCGGCAAATCAGGCGGCTCATCATTCAATGCGGACGAATACTACAATTGGGCCAAACGATACTATCAGGATTCGTATAGGCGGGATGCCCAGCAAGATTACAACGAACGTTACTATAAGAAACAACAAAAGAAGAAAGAAGAAGGGCATGTTTATTGGGAAGAGAAAGAAAACGGCAATTTTACCGGGGATATATTTGGAAGAAACTGCACGGTATTCAAATCAAAGCACAATCCCGGATTGTGGGATGCCGTAATCAATGAATTTGGCGCCAAGACAATCTGGA